ATGGTGTTCAATTCAACTGAGAGGATAGGCTATGCCTGTAGGAACAATCATCCCGGCTGTCGCAGACGTTCTGCACAGCACGCTCACCAAGTCACGGAGGAAACTCGTGCTGGCGAGCATCAAGTCCAACGCACTGATGGCGTGGGTGTTCAGCAACGACAGAGTGGACTATGAGGATGGTGGTTACAATATCACCAACCCGTTGACTGTCGGGCGCAACCCGAACATCACCAGCTACAGCTACTACACACCACTGCCTGTGAACCAGACAGATGAGTTCGACACGGTGGAGTATGGCTATAGCCGTGTTGCTGGCACAGTCATCATCAGCGATCAGGAGCAGGACGAGAACAACGGTGCTGCTGCGATCTTCAAGCTGATGAAGGAGAAGATGAATGTCCTTGAGGAAAGCATCAAGGATAAGTTTAGCCAGTATCTCTACGCTGTTGGTGGTGGGACTGATCCACTCGGCCTTGGTAGCCTCATCCCAACCAACCCGCTCGTGGGCACGCTCGGCGGTATCAATCGCGCTACTCAGCCACAGTGGCGCACTTCCGCTTATGTGTTCGCGGGGGGTATGGACAGCACGAACATCGAGGAGGTGTTCGACGACGTACTCATGGACCTGACACTGAAGGGTGACAGACCGAGTGTGATCCTAGCTGGCCGCAACATCTACCGCATGTATCGTCAGGCTGTGCGTGACAAGATGACGATACCGCTCAGTGAAGGCAAGGCGGGCAAGCGCATGTTCGATCTTGGCTTCGAGGGGTGCATGCACAATGGCATACCACTGTTGTATGACGAGGACTGCCCAGTGTCCTTCGCATACTTCATCAACGACACCTATCTGCGCCTCCACATGCTACGTGGCGTGAACATGAAGGTGAAGGAGTTGGTGGCCCCGTGGAACGTGGATGCAGTTGGCAGCCGCGTAGTGTGGCAGGGTCAGTGGTGCTTGTGGCGGGCGTTTAGAACGCATGCCGTGCTGACGAACTAGGAGGCAAACATGTCGCAATTCACTGGTCGTGCACTCCCCGCTGACATGCGTGAGGCTGCACGTGAGGATGCAATCGCAGCACACAAGGAAGCTGCTGAGGCACAGGTTGTCGAGGAGCCTGAGTTTCATGACGTAGGCTATGACGAGACACTGCCAGGTCAGGTTGAGGTTGTTGCTGGTAGCGTCGAGCATACGCAGTTGTTGAACTCGTATCACAACGCAACGTCGTATGGGCCGGATCACAACGTTGTCGTGCCTGAGCCTGAAGTGCCACCGGAGGAAACTCCACCTGAAGAGCCACCGCCCGAAGAGCCACCGCCGGAGGAACCTGTGTAATGGCAGGGAACTTAGATTTCAAGCCTGCATTCCAGGCAGAGAAAGTGCATGGCAACTTCACACGGATGGTCATGCACATCGAAGAGGATGTGCGCAACGTAGGTCCGACAGGCAACAAGCAGATCATTACGCGCAAGCTGGTGCCCAAGCAGGAAGTGTTCCATGACGGCTACATGGTCTACTTCCCACAGGGACATAGCATGTTCGTGGCGGCTGATGATGAAGAGCAGTTGCAGCGGATCGGCGTCTTGGAGCAGCCTCGACTGGTAGACATGAACTCAGGTGAAGAGGTGCCGAATACAATGGCACTGTCACCGAAGGAGATTGTTGAGCAGTCGCAGCGCAACAGACCACGCGCACGTAACCAGGGTGGATTGGCTACCCTCAACGGTGAGGAGATTGAGTAATGCCTAATGTGATGGCTATTGGCACGAACTTCCCGCGTCGGATCAACAACTACGTGTCCGCGATGGCATACAGCAGTGATGTGAACTACAACGGTGCCACACGTGTGAACTTCGGTGCACCGCTAGCTGCGAACGCCACGCAGTTGTTGAATGCTGTGAGTGTGGCGGCTGGTGCAAGCCTGGACTTGAGTGCTGTGCCTGCGATTGCTGATCCATTCGGTCGTAACATCGTGCTGGTTGCTGGTGGTGCGATGGCTACGGCTGCGATTGTCTATGGCTGGGACTACCTCGGCCAGCCGATTGCAGAACAGTTCACGATGAATGGCACCACACCAGTCATAGGGAACAAGTGCTTCAAGGCACTGAACTACGTGTCGTATACAGCAACTGCGACGACACTCAGCATCGGCACTGGTGTGAAGTTGGGCCTGCCCTACAAGACAGTGCGTGTTGGCTATGAGATCGCCAACGGTGCCGTTGTTGCTGCTGGCACACTCCAGCCTCCTAGCTTGGTCGATCCACAGACCAACACCACGACCGATCCGCGTGGTTCATACACGACGACGACTACGATGAATGGTGCGAACATCATCAGTGCAAGTTGTGACTGCGTGAATGATGTGAACACTAGCAACCATGGTGGTCTACACGGGCTTCAGCAAGCTGCCGCGTGACGGCGTGCTGAGGGAGCGGTGCGTCGATCCTCCCCTCGGAGCGCACCGCTCTACTGTGCTAGGAGACAGCCATGCCCGTCAAAGTGCGTGACATTGTCAATGCAGTAATCACTGAACTATCGCAGGTTCCAGGCGTAGCCACGCAGTTGTATTCTGCGGGCAGGATACAGCAGTATGTGCAAGACGCATTCCAGATGGAGTTCGATGACTTCTGGTGGCCGCAGTATGAGACGTTCGCACAGTCAGGTCTGGACGGCACGACTGGTGCACTGACAGACGATCTGGTTGGGCCACTCGGTCCTATTACCGACTACACCAACATCAAGAGTGTGTGGCCACTGGGTTCGCAACGCAAGGTGCGTGAGCTGCCACAGTCGGTCAACCCATTCATACTCAGTGGCAGCACGTGGCCCATGTATATGTTGCCAGACTACACCGTGCCGAACAGGCCGTTCAAGGTATTCCCCACCACCAGCACTGGATCGATCGTAGCGCAGGCTGCGCAACGTCCAGCGATGCCACTGTCGTTGGACACGATACTCTACCTCGACATGCTGATGCTGCAATACGATGCAGCGTGGATGTATTGCGTCGATGATGGCACGATCCCAGCACAGGTCAACAAGTTCCAGATGTTGGCACAGAAGCGTCGCACGATCGCACGCTCCATGACCAGTCAACACTCGATACCACTCGATCCACGCAGGATGAGTGAAGTGGATGACGAACCTGGCTACTTCATACTGGATCAGGACCCGCTTGCATGAGCACCACGTTCTCTCGCGGGGAGAACCCACTACGTGCTGACAAGCTGAATGCTGCGATCAGTGAGCGTATCGCACGCATTGGCGATACAATGATCGGGATGCTGACGCTAGCACGCGATCCTGTTGGACCGTTCGATGCAGCGACGAAGCAGTATGTGGATGTGAGTGGTAAGCCTGGACCAAGTGGTTCGCCTGGACCGCAGGGACCTCCAGGCAACACAGGTGCAACTGGTGCAACTGGTCCTGCTGGTCCTCCTGGCGCTACTGGTGGTGTAGGTCCCGCTGGCCCTGCTGGACCGACTGGTGCAACTGGCAACCAAGGACCACAAGGAACACAAGGACCGATAGGACTAACTGGACCAGCAGGACCGAAGGGTGATGCTGGTGCACCGGGATCACAAGGACCGCAAGGCAACATTGGTCCTGCTGGGCCTACTGGTGCACAGGGTGCAACTGGTGCACAGGGCGTGCCAGGACCGACAGGCAACACAGGACCGCAAGGTGCGACAGGTGCAACTGGACCGAAGGGTGCTGACTCAACTGTTCCTGGGCCACAAGGTCCGACAGGACTAACTGGTGCTACTGGTCCGCAAGGCACAACAGGCAACACTGGAGCAACCGGTCCACAGGGACCGATAGGGTTGACTGGTGCTACAGGACCGCAGGGACCACAAGGCAATCCTGGCAACGATGGCGCAACCGGTGCAACAGGTCCACAAGGCATACCAGGGTCAGTGGCAGTCACAGTGAGTGACACACCACCTACACTGACGAATGGCGTGTTGTGGTTCGATAGCGTTGGGACGCAGTTGTATGTCGGTTACAACGATGGCACCTCGATGCAGTGGATCTTGATAGGGAAGTAGCAATGGACGTCACACCATTCCTGAAGTTGGCCAAGCCACCGTTCGACACGATGCCATGGGACGATGCGCTGAACGGTAACATGGACACCATTGATGCATTCATCGCGAGCTACATGTCTGTGCCGAATTACACTGGGCAGTGGACAAATGCCACACTCTACACCACTGGGCAGACGGCACTGGATAACACCAATGCCACGATATACCAGGCACGCATCACCTACACGAGTTCGCCACTGCCTATGACGTTTGCACAGGAGCGTGCAACGTTCCCTGGTTATTGGCTGGCCACGTCCAACGTGTCCAGCGGTGGCACAGTCATCACGATCAGTGACACTGCACCAGCGAATGCCAAGACTGGTGACTTCTGGTTCGACAGCTTGGGGACGCAGCTATACATCATGTATAACGACGGCAACTCGGCGCAGTGGGTGATCTGCAATAACAGCAGCAACACCGTTGTAGAAGCTCCGTCCGATGGTCACACCTATGCACGCAAGAATGGTGCATGGGTGCAGATCGCATAGGAGACCGACATGCCCTTTGATTTCCCTAACACACCGAGTGCTGGTCAGCGAGTCACTGGAGTTGGTGGCACCGTATACGTGTGGGATGGTGTGAAGTGGGCAAGTAACGTTGGTAACGTTACCGCGCAGTCCATGGGCGACATGGGGCGTAACCTCGTGCACAATGGACGCATGTGGTTGACGCAGCGTGGTCAGGGGCCATTCACAGGGAGTGGTGTATACACCATTGATCGCTATTGGCAGGCTTTCGTCACCGGCACGATGAGTTCCATAAGCACAAACCTCACAGATGCAGACCGTGCCGCCCTCGGCGATGAGGGTGCACAGTGGGGCTTCCAGACTACGATTGCTGGACAGTCTGGCGCTACTGCTTATGCGCAGCATGCACATAATATAGAGTGGGTGCATACGCTTGGTGGTAAGACTGTTACCGTCTCATTCTGGGCCAAGGTGAATGCAGGCACACACAAGCTCGGTGTGGGCATGGCTCAGTGGTTTGGGTCGGGTGGCAGCGCATCGGCAGAGGTGTTCCTTCCTGGGCAAGCAGTCACACTCACCACGACGTGGACACGCTTTGTATTGACGTTTACGCTCCCGACTACATCGGGCAAGATCCTCGGCACGAGTGGCGATGACAGCACACAGATAACTTTCTACTTCAGTGCGGGTGCTAATACTGCCACATCAGCTGGCAGCATCGGCATACAAAGTGGTGCATTCCAGTTGTGGGGCCTACAACTTGAAATTGGCACAGTGGCTACGCCACTGGAACGGCTGAGCTTACCACAGGATATTGTAAACTGCCTGCGATTTTATTCCACAGGTCAAGTCGTAGCAGCAGGTTATGGTATACCTGGCGCACCTGCTGGACAAACAGTTACCCTACTATGTCCTATGCGTGCGGTCCCTACGGTTGTTCTTACGGATCAGGGGACTTCCAACCTTAGCAGTGTTAATTGTGTTGCAGTAGGAAGCGGCAGTCAGCTTTGGGTTAGTGGTTCAGTCACTGCGACCGGGGGTTGGGTCCTCAATCAGTCCTATACAGCGTCGGCAGACATCTGATGTATTTGGACAAGACCAGTGGTGGACTGAACCCACGCGGTCAGCAACCGCAGTCACTCCTACAGGTGTCAACTGTCCGCTCGTTCGAGGGTGGACTGAATGTGGCTGACACCGACCTGAACATGTCACCGAAGTATGCGAAGGTGTTAGACAACATCGAGCGCAACATCGATGGCTCGTTGGGTCTGCGTCCTGGCACGGTGCTGCTGACGAACCAGATCCCCGATGCGACCTACATCGTGAACTGCTACTACTTCAACAACGTAGTCGTGACGGTGCACTACAGTGGTAGGATGTTCGAAGTTGCAGGTGATGGCTCCGTTCAGGAGTTCCTCATCGCAGGTGCACAGCCGTGGGCAGCAGGCTCCATCGAAGTCAACTTCACAATCTTCAACAGCAACCTGATAATCTGCAACGGCCAGGACAAACCAGTAATCATCGCAGGCAGGACCACCGATCCGAACTACATGGTGGCACAGTTCCTCGTTGACCTCGCCACACTGTCGAATGTCAACACGCCAGTTGGGAAGTATGTAGTTGCACACGCTGAATACATGTGTATTGCAGGTGTGCCGACAGACCCGAGCACGCTGTTCATAAGTGCTCGTGGCACGAGTGGGACGTTCTTCGGTGATCCGGCACCTAATGACGCTGTTAATCTTGATCTTGGGCCTCGTGTTTCTTTGGGTTCTGCTACAATCACTGGCATCGTCGCATATCGCGACAAACTCCTTGTCGCGTTTGAGCGCGGAGTATTGCCACTCAACCTGGGCGTTTACACCGGCACACCTGCTGTGCACACACCTTCTGATGACGGGTTCATCGAAGAGTTCGGTTGCCTCACTCACCGCTCACTGCTCAGTGTGGGTGATGACACGTTCTACTGCGACAATGTTGGAGTGAACTCCATCAACCGCGTCAACATCTTCCAGACGCTGCGACCGTTGCGTGCCAGCCACCTGATCGACCCACTCATCACCGCGCTGATCCAACCGCTCACACACCAGCAGATCAGTCAGTATGTGTTCGCGGTCTACGATCTGCGCAACTTCAAATACATGTTGTTCGCACCGGTGTTCGCTGCAGATGGTGTGACCGTGCAGGAGACAGTTTGCTTCAGCTTCTCTAACATCCCTGCACTGAAGGTTCAAGCATGGGCACGCTTGCGTGGGTGGAACTGGCAGGCAGCATGTCGCACTGCGTTGCAGAACGTGGTGTTCGCACAAGGCAACAAGCTGTATGCGTATGACTTCGACAATCCCGATGTAGGTGCTGACTTCCTCAATGATCCTGACATTGCTGGTGGCACAGGTGTCCCCATCACGTTCGAATGGGAACTACCGTGGGCAGACTTCAAGAAGCGCATGGACATCAAGCATTCACGCTACATCGGTTTGGACACGCAGGGTGATGCGGAGTTCACGCTTGAGGCGTATGTAGACAACATCGTGACGTATCAGGGTGTGGACTCACCACAACTCAGCATGACGTTCGTTGGTGGTGATGCTGGTGGCTACGGCAACGTGCCGTATGGCGATGCACCGTATGGCGGTGGACGCAACTCATCTGACGAGCGCCTGTTCGCATGGACTGCGAAATTCAAGTTATACAAGATGCGCTTCTATGGCACGACGAAGAAGAAGCTGAAGTTCATCAGTATATCGATCGGGTTCGTGTTCGGTGGCATAAGGCGGTAGAGACTGGTCGTGCAGATAACTCGCTTGGGACCTGACA